AGATGCCACATTAAGAAGTGAAGCGTTAAAATTATCTCTTTTTAATTTAGATAATCCAGTAAGTAGTGATAGGGCTTCAGTTAGACAAACAGAAGAAACTGTAGACCGACCAAAAAACCTAGAGGCAATAAAATCTGAAGGCTTAAAAGAAGTTGAAGTAACACAAAGTATAGAAGACGCTAAAACAGAAGTATATTTACATTCAGCAGACCAAAGACGTGCTATATTAGAGGGTGAGTTGATGTTTCAAAAAGAAATACAAAGCGCACGTGTAGGTTTGGCTATGCAATTTGGTCAAACACTACAACAATTGGCTGGTGAAAATAAAGAATTAGCAATAGCGGGGATTGTCGTAGAACAGATAGCGTCAGCTGCTCGAATTATATCTAATACAGGTGTAGCAAACGCAAAAGCAATTGCTGCATCTCCTTTAACTGGTGGTCAACCTTTTGTAACTTTTAACACTATATCCGCTGGATTAAGTATAGCCAGTGGTATTGCAGCTAAAGTACAAGCTATTTCACAATTAGGCGGTAGTGCTGGCGGTGGTAATACACCCAGATTAGGTAGTGGTGGTCAAGGCGCACCATCAGCCCCATCATTTAATGTAGTAGGTCAAGGTGGTGTCAATCAATTAGCAGATACTTTAAATCAAGACCAAAACCCTGTTAGAGCGTTTGTAGTTGGCTCTGATGTTACTACACAGCAAGAGTTAGACAACAACTTAGTTAATACCGCTAATATAGGTACATAAAAAAAGCACCGAATAAACGATGCTTTAATTAACTAATCTATTAAAATCTCCATGAAAAAAGCATACTCTAATTGCTTAAGACGTAGCTAATATACAATATTTATTTCATTTTTTAAACAATATCAAAGAAAATTTGTTTTGTTTATATGAAAGTGTACGATATTGTATATAAAGAGGGAGAAACAGAAGGTATTTATGCTATGGGTATGGTTTATGACCCAGCGATGCAAGACAATTTTGTAGCTCTTAAAGAAGAAGAAATAAAATTATCACTTATTGATGATAAAAGAATGGTGTTTGGTGCTGTTCTTATTCCTAATAAGGAGATAATGAGAGTTGATGGCGAGGGCAAACCCTTTGCGTTGCGTTTCTCTGAAGAAACAATTGAACAACTTGGACATGATTGGATATCTAAAGGTAGTCATGTAAACTTTTCAGAACAACACGAAAAGAAAATCGAAGGATTAGCAGCAGTTGAAATGTGGACCGTAAAAGACCCTAACAACGATACGTCTAATTTTTACGGTAAAACTTACCCAAAAGGAACATTAGTAGCATTATCCAAGATTAATAACGATGATACTTGGTCAAAAATAAAAAACGGTGAAATCAATGGGTATTCTATTGAAGCTGTTTTAGGATTACAAGAATTTAATTTAAAACAAGAATTAGAAATGACAGAGGACGTTAAAAAATCCATTGTAACAGAAGTGTTAGATGGTGTAAAGGCTTTGTTTTCTACTAATAAAGAGGTAGAAGAACCAAAGCAAGAAGATGTTGTTGAAGCGACAACAGAAACAGAGGAAGCGGTAGAAGAAACAGCTTTTGATGTAGATGCATTTAAAAAAGAGATGCAAGATTTACTAGGTGTAGAGTTTAAGTCTATGTTAGATGCTGAGTTATCTAAAAAAGATACTCTTATTGAAACTCAAACTAAAGAGATTGAAACTTTAAAGGCTGAGTTATCAAAACAACCAGAAGCTGAAGAAACTGTAGTAACACCAGTTGAAACTAAGTTACAAAAAAGTATTGCATACGGTCAAAACAGACCTAGAACAATACAAGATAGAGTATTTGAACAATTTAACAATAACTAAAAAGATGAAACAAGAAGAAATAAAATTAGCTACAACTGAGACAATCAGTTCTAACTATGCTGGTGTTGCAGCAAATCAATTTATTAGTGCTGCATTATTAGCACCTACAACTATCGCTAACGGTGGTGTAGAAGTAGTACAAAACGTGCCTTTTAAGTATAACGTG